TGCTTGCTGGTTATAGTCTGTTATAGGATTTTGTTCGGGTTCTGTGGGATTTTCTACGGGTGTTACGTCAATCATGCGATTTTTAGCACGATCCATAAATTCTTGCAGTTGCTCCACGATCTGCTCCCGACTGAGGTTGTCCACATGTTCGTGCGTTACGTGGCTACGGGCGACCATCAACCCCGTTACCTTCAGCCTGAGTTCCTCGGCTTTAATCGCTGCTCCGAAGTTACCTTCTTGCCATGCTTCATCCCGTAAGCGTTGCATATCCCGAACAGATTTGGTTATTGATACCCCGTACTTTGCTTCAAGCTCCTGACGCATCTCCTCCATACGTTCCTTGACCTTTGGGTTATTGAGAAGCTGCACTGCTGAAACATTTGCGTTCTTGTACCCTGCTTCCCTAGCTGCTGCGGTTTGGGTCATGTCTTTGTGAATGTAGTTATCAAGAAACTTCTGCTGCGGTGGCGTAAGTCTCTTTTCCCCTTTGGCTACCTGCTCCCCGACCTTTGGCATACTGGCTCCCGTGCTACCCGAACAATTTCTCGGGTTACATATTACTTCATTTGCTGCTGCCGTCAAGTGCTGACTTTCCCAAAATATCCCAAGGCTTGGCGGTCCATCTACTCCAAGGGGGGTAAGGTATATATACCCCCCTATAGGGGGGGAGGATTTCTGGAGTAAATAAACCATTGAAAACATTGACTTTTTTACTCCAAAAAGACTTTCTGGAGTGTTTGGAGTAAAGTGGTTAAGTTGTTGTTTTTATTGTATTTTTTACTCCAACTCCAGACACTCCAAGCTCTGGAGTAAATTTTTCTGGAGTAAAATAATATAAAAAAAATTATAAAAGTTGTTGACAATCCCAAACTTTACCATTTATAAGGGTGACATCATAATTTTAAATCAATGGAGGATATTATGACACAGACAATTAAACAACGTATTTTCGACGACCTAAGAGGCTCTGAAACAGACAGTAATCACGTTACGCGGCGCATGTTTCGCTGTTGGCTTGAAGGCTCTTACTTAGGTGAAGAGCATTACCGTCAAAACGTTGCCGATCTTAAAAAGATTTGTGACGGCGGCTTGAAGGGCTTTGGTATTAGAATGCACCGTTGGGTTATCAACCAGTTTACAAGGTACACCGCGCACGATGCACAGTGTTCTTATGGTTATGCTCAAAAATGCATTGTAGAATTTTTTAAGACCAGAGTGAACAAAGAGGGCTTTCTTGAGCCTGAGCCTGAGTGGGATCATTTTTTGTGGTTGTACACGGAAGCGCTTGTGGATGATGCTTTGGATTTGATTGAAGAGTATTATTACAAGGCGCGTACTTCGCCAGAGTGGGATAATACAAAAAAGAAAAAATATGTTAAGACAGACACAACGATCTATCCTAACACAGATTTTTACAAAGATCTTGCTGTCTATGAAGAGCGTTTGAAAGCAGGGAGGTTACATTAATAATTGCAGAAAAGGTTGTTCTCCTAACCTTAACTTCCATGTGGGCGGCATGGTCTGCGAACCGCCCAAAACATTGAGAGGCTTCGGCCTCTCTTTTTTTGTTGACGTTTGGGATTTTATGGGATAAAAGAATTTATCTAGAAAACAAGGAGTAATTAAAATGTACTATCTAGCATATGGAATGAACACGAGCCGCGATGCAATGGCGGTGAGGTGTCCAAAAGCAAAACCGATGGGCGGTTTTTATTTGCCTAACCACCGTTTGATTTTTCGTGGCGTGGCTGATTTTCGTTATGACCGTGATTGTGTGTTGCCTGTTGTATTGTGGGAAATCACTAACGACTGTCTGGCTTCGCTTGATAAACTTGAGGGCTACCCGACTTTATACGGCAGGCGCAAGATCAATGGTAACTGGCTTATCTACGACATGAACGGCGACAAGGGAAACTTGCGGCATCCGTCAAGCGGTTATTATGACATGATCGAAAGCGGTTACAAAGATTTTGGCCTTGATGATTTCTGGCTGCGATCAGCGCGGGAAGATGCCTCTTTCAATGAGATGGAGGCCACAGCATGATTGATTGGCAAGATTGGTTTATCGCTGCAATTACCTTTATTGTTGTGATGCTCTGGATTGTAGGAGTTGTTGCGCAATGGTGGTAGAAGGAGGAAAAAATGAAACACGTTCACTTTGTAGGGTTCAGGACTGATGCTCAGCACAGTGCCGCCGTCAAAGTCTGGGGAAAACCCGACTTTGTCCACAAATGGCATGATAAAAGAATGTGGGGAGATATCGACCCCGACAATGATATCGTGGTTTTTGCTAAAGGGGCAACGCTCCAACCGTCCAAATGGACATGGCAAGATCACCAACTTTGGTAAATAAAGCCCCCGCAAATTCAAGCGGGGGTTTTTTTGTACCAGCCAGGAACCCGAACAATTTATCGGGTTCTACTTTTTGTCCCCGCTGCTGCATTTTTTTCTTGCGTTGGGATTTTTCCCATGTTAGAACATTCCTTGCAGAGAGACATTGGTCTGTACCTTTCTGCCTCACTTAACTAGACGCCCCTCAGTTCCTCCGTTCTGAGGGGTTTTTTTTATTTTATAAATTTTTTTATTTTTTTTCTTGACACCGATTATAAACTATTTTATATGTGGGATGTCTAGCATAGTGAAAAGGAGTAAAATCATGGGCTTAGATATGTATTTAAGAGGTGACAAGTTCATCAGCAAGTGGGATTTCTCACAAAGTCAAGAGGACGGTAGACCGTTGGAAGTAAAGCGACCTGTCGTTGATGGGTTTGAAGTAAGTGAGCAAGTTCTCGATCTTGGAACGTGGCGCAAGTTTGCACCGTTGCACAATTTTATTGTCAAAGAATTTGCTAAAGGAGAAGACAACTGTCAACCAATTCATTTGGAAGCTAAAGATTTGCGCAACATTGCAAAAGCATTGCGTAATGACAAACTACCAAAAAATGATGATTGTCACGGCTTTTTCTTTGGCGGTGACGAGTGGTGGGATGAATTACGTTCCGAAGGCAAAGACCACGCCAAGCTATTTGACAAGGCTGCTGATTGGGTTGAGTCAAGTTCTTTGAACAGCGTTACCTATGTGGCGAGTTGGTAAAATGTCTGATCTTTGTCAGGATTGTGGAAGTAATGTGGCATGGGGAAGCGGTAAATATGTAAACCGCATCCCTGCCGACAATGGTTGGTTATGTGTTGATTGCCAATGTGTCGAGTGCGACAAGTGCCACAAGGATGTTCTTGAATGGGGGCATCCACCCCACGATGATTGTGAGATTTGGTGCATTGATTGTTTATCTTGCCCCGAGTGTAGTGGTTGGGGGACAGTTGAAGCTGAAACCTCCCGACCTCAAAATTTTAATCGTGACGTTGGTTTTATCGACGTTGTTACAATTGAATGCCCCGAATGCGGTGGCACTGGAGAAAGAAAGTAAAAAATGACTTATCAAAGTAGAAACCCGATTGTTTTAGAGGCCATTGAAAAGGCTTGGGAAAACTCAAAGACGCAAAAGCAAGCTGCTGAAAAATATCTTAATATGTTGCGCAATAACAAAGAATTGCGTGATGCAGCTACTGCACGTTATTTACAGCGCATTGCGTCTGAAGATGTGAGCGCAAGATCAAGAACAAACCGAATTAGTTTCAAGCGTCAGGCTGAAAAGATTTCAAAGCAGGTTTTGTTAAAGAAGGGCGAACATTCTACCCCGAATGTGTCTTTGAAGAATACGGCTGTTAATTATGCCAAGAACATCTTTGATTACTTTGCATTGCCCGATTTGGGTATTGCTCTTGGCGATGCAACTAAAGCTGATTTAGAGCATGTTGTTAAACGAGAGCACGGCAAAATGAGTACGCATAAACGTAATCATAAGTTTTTATCTGCGATCTTAGAGAAGATGCCCGAAGGTAAAATTGTTCGGGATGTTTGGAAGATTGAAGATGTAGAGGCCATCCATACGGATGTGATGGTGTCGTAATGTTATATGGGAGCCAACAAAATTGCACAGAAATGTTACCTTGTGACCGCTCCCACCAGTTAGGGGAGGGCCAAGATACATTTGCAGAAATGCCATATAACAAACGCCCTTCCCGATTAGTTTTAGGGGGTTATTCACTTGGCGCATTTATGCCAGACAATTATCACCCCCACCAGTTAGGGAAGGGTCACGGCATTATCGCAGAGATGCCACGTAACAAACGCCCTTCCCGATCAGTTAGGGGAGGGTCATCAATGCGGCGCAGTAATGCCAACGTTCCATCACCCTTCCCGATTAGTTTTATGGAGGTCGATAATTCGCAACAGAGATGTCACCCCGACACCACCTCCAAAGGGAAGGGTCAGCCCGTCTACACAGGAATGTCAACCCCGCTCCACCCTTCCCCACCAGTTCACAGAGGCCATCAGAACAACGCAGCAATGTCATTCCTGAGCCGCCTCGTAAGGGAAGGGTCAGTCGTTCGTCGCAGAAATGCTATTAGACGTACACCCTTCCCCACCAGTTTATGGGCCAACAGATCGACGCAGAAATGCTATACGGAGAGCGCCCACCAGTTAGGAAAGGACATAATTTGTACGCTCATCAAGCCGCTACTGTTTCTCCCTTTCCTATTAATTTATGGGAGCCTTACAAGAAACGCAGCAATGCTAGAGGGGTAACGCTCCCACCAGATTTGGGCCAGTGACAGGATCGCAGAAATGCCATTACAGCCACGCCCAATATAACCAGAGGCCATAATCGTGACGCAGCAATGCCACACCCCAATCGCCTCGCAACTAAGAAAGAAGTAAAAATGGATAATAGATATGAAAACCCAACTATCGCAATGATTTATCGAACATGGCGCAACCGTCAAAATATGGTTCGTGCTGAAGGTAAATTAGTATTGCAAATTAAAGCTATCTGTAGAGGTTTTGCAGATGGTGAAATTAAAGCAGCAAACAAATTGTTTTCCGCTTTGAAAAAAGGAGAAGGTTCAATTGAGCTTATGGCTGCAACAAAACCATTGTTTGATGCTAGAGAACCTTTGTTAAAAAGTAGAGCAAGTTTTGAAAAGTGGTTATCTGATTTGGCAAAGGAATTACCTGTTGCAACTTTTGTGGACAAAGTAAAAGGCTTTGGTCACTTGGGCTTGGCAGGTATTGTTGGAGAAGTTGGCGACTTCATGGCTTACGAAAAAGAACTGGACGGTATTTATAAACGTGCAGGACTTGCCGTGATTGATGGAGAGCGTCAGCGTAAGCACAGCAATGCTGAAATGGCATTGGTTCACGGCTATAGCCCTTCAAGGCATGCGGTGTTCTGGACAATTGGCGACAGTCTTCTTAAAGCTCAAGGCAAAGAAGAGAACGCAGGGCCGTATCGTATTGTTTATGACAATCGAAAAGTATACGAGCGTGAGCGTGTTGAAACAGACGGTCATGCGCATAACAGAGCCTTACGTTATATGACAAAGCGTTTGGTTAAAGATTTATATAAAGAATGGAAGGAAGTAGCATAATGTCTATTGCAGATGATACAATGTGTATGCATTACACCCTTGAGCGGTTGGGCGGTATTAAAACCCAAACCGACCTACAACAGTTTATGGAAGAAATCAGGTACAACATTAGTGTGAACGATGAACACCGTGAACTTAACCCAGATGGCGACATGCCCGATGGTTCTTTTGTTGATGATCCTGATGATTTTGACATGAACGCTGCGCTTGATAGAGTTAAACGTAACTACATTGAAAGGGCTTTGACCAAGACTAAAACACTGTCTGAGGCTGCTGAATTGCTTGGCTTTGCCAATTACCAGACTTTGCAGAACTGGATTGATAGATTGGAAAGAGCACAATATGAGGCCGAAGATAAAAAGATGGGAGTGGCCTGATGATTAAATACTTTACCTTCATGGTGCTGACTTATTTCGTGCAAGGCGAACAAGTTACGCATAATATTTTGTTTCCGAGTTATGATGCTTGTAGTCATAACAAAACAGCGATGTATGACATTATGATACCGCACCAAGACGATGTGCATATTTATTGCAAAGGCACAGCGGTTGCATCTAATGAACTTGTTAAACCGATGCCACGCCCATGAGAGATAGGACTAATGAAAAGTGGACTAAGGAACAAAAAGAATGGCTAGGTTACAAGCGTAAACTAGCTAATCTTTCTAAAGATAGCGTTAGTTTATCAAAGCCACCTTGGGATGAAAAAACCGAACAAATTAAAAAAGATAAAGAAAAAAATTAGCGGGGATTTCCCCCGCTTTTTTTATGTCCCAGGTTGATAACCCGAACAAATGTTTGTATTGTTTGCCTGGGACATTGAGGCGGGTTTACCTCCTTGTCCCACGATTACTATTTTTGTATTTTTCTTTCTAACATTTCCAACAAAGCTACTAGTTCTTCACCCTGTTGTTTAACATTAAAAAAGCCCATCTGTTCTGTGTGACTAACTAACAAACGGGCTTTTCTTTTAAGCTGATTTAATATCGCTTGTGTTTCTATGTCCAAACGGCATCTCCCTTTAGAACGATTGCGGGACCAACAAGAACTTGTTCGCATAGTCTTGATGCCTCTTGGTTAAATTCTAAACCTTCAAGCAACCCTGATTCGTTTACCAACACTTGTACATCTGGCTTGTTTGGAACGTGAACCATCTCAACCAAACCACCGACAATCTTCTGCGCTTCTTCAAGCGTTGGTGCTTTTTCTTTAAATACTGTAATCATATTTTTTACCTTTCTCTAGAATAATTGGGATTTGTACCATATTGTACCAAGCTAGTCAAGCGTTTGTTTGGATTGTTTTTTACCTTCTTTACGCACTTTTGCCTTTGCTTGTTTTTTTAAAGACTTCTCCCATTTACGAGAGAGACAATGTATCTTTTCTGTTTTTGCCATTAATATTCATACTCCTGTTCTTCCTGATGCAAACGACCTCCAACAACACCGAGCCATTTTCTTGGGCCGTTGCGAGTTGTTTTGTATCTACCAATACGACCATTCTCTAATAGCTTATTAACGCTATCATTAATTGTGGAAGAGGCCCAACGTTTGAGATTGGCGGCATTTAAATCATCAAGAGAAGAGGTTCTAATTGTCTCGTGAACGCCATCTGTTCCACCACCGACAGTCATTTGAGTGCCACGAGATTCACGTTCTGCAATTAAAGCAAATAAATAATCTTCTCGACTTTTAACTTGTGCGGTTACTTGTCTGGACGATTTTAAATCTACTGTCCTATCTTCAAGTAATCCCGTGTCTGGATTTCTTACAAAGTGTCTTATTTCTCTATTGGCAGGACCATTTGATTTTACGACTGCACCATCGAATACAGCGTTTCTTGTATATTCTATATTTAATTCGGTGCATCTACTTTTGGCTAATGATGCATCTACTTGCCAAACAGCGAAAGCTGAACGAACACCATCAACAATTGCTGATGTACCTCTAATGAGGTTACGAGCTTCTTCTGGCGTTGTGATTGGTTCTTTGTCTCTAATCTTAGCCATGTGGTGGTTTACAATCACCGTTGCTCCTGTTTCTGTTGCAATCTGGGCAAGTAAACCCATAAATGCTGCACCCGCAGCAGGATCAGCGTTTACATCTGCGTGTACAAATGATGCCATTGGATCAATAACAACCAATGCGAGATCTTCAATCTCCAACATTTCTTCATAAATCTTTTCAAACTCTGGAGAAGTTGCGTATGTATTGTCTACTTTCATCATAATTGGAAACACACCGCCTTCGTTTGGCAGCGGCACAATGATACAATCATGCGCATAACCCGAACGTTTGTTCAGGGGATCTAGTCTGCTGATCCGTCTGTGGATCTCATCTTTGTCATCTTCTGCTGATAAAACAATTGATGTGCCATGATTAGCAACCAAACCACCAAAAGCATTTTGCATACCATCGCCTGATGCCACCTTCATTGCTAAATCAAGCGTCATCATACCCTTACCACTATCCCCTGCGGCTGCAAACACCACTGGCACTCCGAGCGGTATTGTATCTCCGATCAAAAACTTCTGCTCTGGAGCCGATCCAACAAACTGCTGACTAATAAGTAAATTCTGGTTTTTGAGAGATAATGACTTCTTTACCTTATGCACAGGCGCATTAAGGAAGTTTGATATGTCAAACCCTTCTTCAATTGCGTCTGCTGCATCCCACTTTTTAGGCTTACCCTTCGGTGGCACAAGCATGGTGATTGATTTGGCACCTGCATTCTGTGCTAGTTCTTGGACTATCCTAGCTAGTTTTCGGCCTGCATCGTCATTGTCAGGCCAGATTATTAGCTCTTTGCCCTGCAATGGAGAGAAATCAAACTTATCTTTTGTGTTACGAGATAGCATCCCTGCACCACCGATAGTACAAGTAGCTGTATATCCTTGCTTTGTTAGCTCATCTGCACACTTTTCACCCTCAACCCATATCACGCGATCTGATTGAGCAATGTCAGGGAGGTTATAAAGCGGTCTAGTTTCAGGCAAACGCGGAAACTGGCGGAACTCTTTCTTTGCATTCCCGTCCGTATCCCGAACAATTTCCCCTGCTGCATCTCTTTCTATATATCTTCGCACTGTTACGAGGACTTCTCCATCAATTGATAGGTAGAAATACTCGCCATCGTGCGGTGTATTAGTATCAATGACCCGTCTTTGCTTAATTTGTTCGGGTTGTTCTCCCTGGTTATCGTCAAACTTGTTCGGGTTTATTGGGTTCATTGGCACTTCTGCCTGGGGTCGATCTAAGAATGTAGCAAAATGTTCGGCTACATCGGTGATTTTCCACCTATAAGCCTCCATTAGAATCTTGGATATGCCCCCGATCCCGTCACCGCTATTGAAATCCATGCCGCGCATAAAGTTTGGACTTGACGGATCAATGTTTATCTTGAGAGATTGCCCTGCTTCGCCTGCCAATGAGCCAAGATAGAACTCATTCCGAACAACTCTTCCGTTTGGGTAAGCATTCTTTAGTGCTTCGATTTGTACATATGACGGAACTTTTTCCGTAATCTCAGCGACTAAATCTTTTTGATTGCCCCCATATATTGTATTGCCAACTACTCTTAATGACATTATATTGTCCTTACACTCATATTTACCACTTTTGGGGGTTAGCATTTACACGGTGCTGACCCCTAATATTATTCACCCTTCCAACAAGTCTCCCTAAACTCACAGAACTTACAAAGATAAAAATCTTTGCTTTGAGCTATGCGAGGTAGAATGTCACCTGCTTTCGATGCAGTCAAGATATTTACTGCTTTATCACTTGCTGCTTGTGCCAAGTCTTTATCAAAAGGCACCAACTCATAGTATATTTCAGACGTATTTTTGTTTACGACTGTGAACAACGCAGGGCATTCTGTTAGCTCCATATAAGCCTGATACAGAGCGATCTGCGTTGCATATGTTGGATTTGCCTTTGCCACACCCATACGTTGAAAGGCTTTCCATTTATTATCTTTTGCTGACTTGTTCTCCCACAACGCAGGGTAACACATATCAACAGGACCGTCACAGATCACACCATCTATATGACCTCTGATCTCACCATCAGCAATTGAAAACCCGAACTGTTCTCCCATCTTGTCTTCTGTTCTAAGATCAAACCCTGCGTCCTTTATCCATTTGGCTGCATGATCTTCGATCCCGTGACCGAACTCAAAGATGCGTAGCGTTTGTGCGCTGAAACCAGAGTTTTCATCTTGAGGATAATTTAGGTAACGGTACTGTATTTTACGGCTGCACTCATCACCAATACTTGACGCCCCCAGGTATTTCCGCCTCTCTCTTCGCTCATTAACCCGAACAATTCCTTGGTCTACAGCTTCTGCTATTGCTTCTGCTATAGGATCAGAATGGGATGCTTGTATGGGGCCAAGCGCCCGTTGACTTAAAGTAATTTTCTTCGAGCTTCCCAATTTCAATCTCCGATGATAGTTTTATTGCTTCTTGTAATCCAAATATTAGTGTGTGGACCTGATCTTCTGATAGGTCACAAAATCTGGTTTCCCACCCAAACTTTCCTAATATAAACGCCAGTTCCTCTATTGGTTTTCTTTCTTCCATTAGTGCATTGCTCCCTCTTGCTCTGTTAATAAATCAATTATTTCGTCTATTTCTTTTTTTGGAAGTTCGCTGTTTGTATATTGCAGCATTAGAACTGTAAGATCGTTTACAATGACATCCGCTGACCCGAACAAAACTTCGCCTTCTTCAGAATCTTCTAGCTCGTCTTGAATAACTTCGTTTGCTGTATCTGTAATCTCACTCAAGTCTTTAAGGTTTTTACAAAAACAAACATATTTAGTTTCTTCTGTGTATAACTCTCTTTGATTACTTCGTTTGGCTAAAGATAAAACCATTTCAAATCTCGCCATCCTCTTGCCTCTCCTTGTCGTTATGTCTTAACCATAACGCCAAATCAGAAAAAATATATTTAAAATCTGATGTTGGAAGAACTGCAATAAGTTTACCATTGTCCCAAATTCTTAAACCATCATCATAAACTGCCCAACGTATCATAAATACTTCTCCACTGCTTTCTCAATGATTGTTTTATTCCACATGAAACTAAGCATGCATGCGGCTTTGTATTTAGTCCATGAAAAGTCCATAAAACCAACTTCGATACCCTGCTTGCGTAAATGCTCAATTT